GGTATGCAAGAGATGGTAGACCTTAGAGAGAACCTTAACGGTAAGTTCGTTAGAGAGATAATAAGCCAACCATATAAGAAGTATCACCTTCATGGTAGAGATGTTAATAGAAAGAATAGAGTGTCAACCTTCATCAAAGAACATAGTCAAGGTACCTATTTAATATTAACTAGTAGTCATGCTCTAGTAAGTAAGGATGGTGAGATGTTAGATAATAACTCAGTAGGTTCAGGTAAGGCATTTGTTAATAGAGCATTTAAGATAGAGCCAGTCATTACCTTCCAACCTTAGTAGGCTACAAGGGGTAGATGGAAAAAGTTGACCCCACCCGCGGGCAGTCGACGGCACTTGACCTCACCTGCGGTCACTTGAGGGCAGTCTAACACCACCCTAATTACAGCTGTTATCACGGTATATGCGATATAGCGGAGCGGTGAGTGACGAGCCACGCCCGGGAGAGTTTTTAAACAAAATGAACATATATATGAGTAAAGAGTACAAATTAGTAGAAGCCAGTAATATTGGGGTTATCGAAATGTTAATTAACGAAAAGGTTAATCAAGGATGGACCCCTCATGGCGAGTTATCGGTACAGCAGGTATTAAATTGCGCCCGTTACACTCAAGTAATGGTACGCGAGAAAAAAGACATTAACGAAGTATCAGATAACGGTAAACAATTATTACATGGATAAGAAACAAAACGACGATCAAATACATTTATTCCTAGGTATTTGTCTAATTGCATTAGGACTATCGCTATTAGCTAATACGGTAATAGATTTATTTTTCAAATAAGAACTTCTCATATGGAACCGCTAAAACGCATATCGGCCCGCGAGGCAGAATCTCTAATAGAGTTGAGTATATATGATAGCAAAGTTTGCACAAAGGCAATCGCATATACATTAACGGACATTAATGAAGGTATTTATCCAGCATCGTCCTATGGGACGGCCTGGCAAGAAGTTACCTATTATGGAGATGAATCCAGTATTAGTGATAACCCTCTATCTCCCTTGGAATTCATGTATAAGGAATGGGATATGAAGAAAGACGTTACTTGTTAGAGAGACTGGGGAGGTGAAAGGGAATCTAATGCCTAATCCTATTTATTAGTATGTATAGAATGAAGAAATTAAAGGTACGCGAGGCGGGGGATATGATCGCATCTAATCCCTATAATCCTAATAAGGAGTTAACTATCATCGACGTTATCGCTATGGAACTAGAAAAGCTATCGTATAATGGATCGATACTGCCTGTTATGTATAGCCAAGCACTCGACCTGGCTAGAGGACAGAAAAAAGTGATTAATAATATATATAGTAGGAATGGTCGCGACATCAAACCCATTATCATGCTCCTCCTCCGTCAAGTCCGTAATCGCCTTAAATAGCTATTTATTAATATGGAAGGTTTAGAGCAATTCTTTAAAGGTAAAGATTTAGGTTATGCAAGAGATCCTCGTACAATGGCTTATGCTAAGCTAAAGAAGAATACTCAAGGAATGGATCGAGAGCAACTCGAAGCATTTATTAATGCAAACCTAATGATACCTCATAGTCAATACAAAATGGCTTTGGGTAATTTAATTCAATTTTTAAAAAAACAAGATCAAATGAGTAAATTAAACGAAGTTAAACAATTTCAAAAGATAGCAGGCCTTATAAATGAAAACTGGCATCCCGATGATCCTGCAGGCGTAGATATGGATGATATTGAAGATAAGGATCCTGAAGATTTTGATGATATTTCGGAAGATGATTATAGTGAAGATCCTTCTTCTGATATGGATGATGAAAGTCAATCTGGTGATACTAGTGCAATGAATATTAACGAAGAGGGCGAAAGCATCACAATAGATATTCCTGAAAATACGGATTACAAGGAACTAGCAAAAGCTGTAGCTAAGGTACTAATTGATGATTACGGTGCACATAACTACAAACCCTTCTTACAGGCTTTAATATCAGAATTGAAATAGTAATATAAACTAACACATTAGCACCCTCTTTACGAGGGTGTTTCTATTTATACATATATAAACTATGTACCGTTTGATAATAGAACATATCGCAAAACAAGTCTTTAGAGAGGTTCATACTCCTACTAAAGCTAAGCAAGAGTTACTTTCCTCGAAAGAGCATGGAAGTAAATTCTTACCTCTTTCAGATCCGCACCGTGTAGGTAATCCCGGTGATATTACAGATAAGGATTTTAAAGAAATTTTAAAATCGGTTTTTAAGATAAAAGATAAGGATATTGACCCTATAGAACCGGGCCCTGATAGTCCGAGCAGTAAATTTATGTCTTACCGATTTCCGTATAAGGGAAAAATGACTACATTAATATTAGCGGGTAAGGGTAAGGAAAAGATAGAAAGACAGGAAAGAGGATTAATAGCGGCAATTAACTCTATTGAAGGAGATAAGACTCTTGTATTTAAAAATAAAACTTTAAAAGGAGTTACTAAAATAAATAAAGCTACGCAAAAGGGAGAGGGTTATACTGCACAGCCTTATGCAGATTTAGATTTAGTTATTCAAGGTAAAACAGTAAAGATATCAGCTAAGGGACTTGATTCTCCTTCTTTAGGGAGCGGTGGACTTACCGGTCTTGATAATATAAATAATCCTGCTATTAATAGCTTTATTAAAGAAGCTTATGATAGATTAGCAGCAGATTATCGAGAAATAATTGATAGAGATCCTAGATTAAGGGGACGAGATTTAAAAGGTAATAAGCTGTTTAGGGATTACTATGCTGTAATACCTCCAGAAGTAGAAATTCCTATCTTAAGGGGTACAAAGTCTATGGGCGGACCTATAGACTACATGTACATAGGTAGTATGGATGTCGGTATTGAGGTAGAGGGTAATACGATTACTATTGACGGTTCCTTATATACATTAGAAGAATTTGTTAATCAGGGAACTCCTCTTTATATAAGAATCACTAAAAGAAAAGGACCTTGTTACTTTACGACTGAAAGAAATACTAAGCTCAAAAATATAGACGTACCTAAGATATTTGCAATCAAACCTGATGGTAGCGGACAAACTCAATCTAGACTCTTCGTTACTAATCGAGCTACTAAAAAGAAAGACTATCAATCTTAACTATTTATTAATATGATTAAACTATCTGAATTAATACAAGTAAAGCATCCTGAAAATACTCAATACCAGGTAGGAAAGACTTTCAACGACCCGAGTGGTATGTTCGAAAATGGCGATCAGGTAGGTAAGATACATCAAGCGCTTATCGGAAGAGAGTTTCAAACACTTGAAGATATTAAAAAAATGTGCTCTAGATTAAGACAGTCTGGATTTGCACAATCAGATATAGACCAATTCTTAAGATCTTACATACTATAATATGGATAATTTTAACTTAAAGCAATACCTTTTTGAATCTAGAGTAGGTATGTACTCAAAAGCAGTGCTTAATGAGTCTGCTCTATTAGATGCTGAAACTCTAGGAAAGGAAATTGCTAAAACACATCCTGAGTTAATTAGATATTACCACGACGGTGAAGGTAAGAAGTTTCAAGATGCTATCTTTACATATGCCGGAGAGATGTTACAAGGTGCGGGTATTCCTTTACAAACAGTTAGAGGGTTAGCTTACGATACGACTTGGGCATTAGATCTAGTTAATGGTGTTAAAGATGCGTTAGAGCATGAAAATTTAGAAGAAATGAATCCTTCTGCTTTAGGAGCGCCACAAGCTGCTGCTGATGCTCAGATGCAGCAGCAAGATGATCAAAATGGAGATGAGGTAGATAACGCTAGTATGGGATTAGAAGAGGAGAATCCGATAGAAGCAGCTTACGGTAATGTAGGTTCTGTAGATAATGCTAAGCCTGCTGAAACGGGTATAAGTAAATACTTGGACATAGTTCGTGCTCATGATTGGTTTCATCATTTCTCTGATGATCATAATATGGCAGAGAGGTCAAGCTGATAAAGATAATTTAAAAGCTTTATATAGTACTTTAACTCCGGACGAAAAACAGCAAGCAATGGATGCTTTTATCGATAAGTACCTTCAAGTATATAAACCAGATCAATTTCCAACTGCAGCAAACAACGTTAAATACTTAACTACAAATACTTTTAAAGGTGCTATCTAGGGAAAGTTGGAAGTATGAAAAAAAGTTCATAACTTCTTTAAATACTAATAAAGTATTCTTCTTTTAAGAAATAAAAAGAAAGAAAAAAGAAAAATAAAGGATATGGAAAAAGTAATTGTTTTGGGACTACGTGGGTGCGTTCATTGTAACGCACTATCTAACTCCTTAGAGGAGCAAAAAATTCCCTTTGAGTTTAGAGATGTAGATTTAAAAGAGCATAGCGCTATTGCCGATAGAATGGAGGCTTTACTAAAGACTAACTCTTATCCAATTATTATAATTGAAAAGTTAAATGGTGCTAAGTACCTCTACTTAGTAAATACTTTAGATGAGGCAAAGGAAAGTCCTATAAGCTTTGCAACTAAAATAGGATGTGTATCTACCGATTCGATGGTAGCAATAATTAAGAAATATTTAAAATAGATAATATGCGATACAAAGCACTGGTTTCAAGAAAATTAGATGAGTTAAACAACATCCTCCTTGGTTTAAGCTCCCTCTTAAGTCATAATCCTACTAGAGAGCAAATAGAGAATCAAATCGAAAAGCATAAGAGTAAGCTTGAGGAGATTCAAACCTTAATTAACGCCGAACAAGAAGCTTAAAATAAAGTTGGTTCTTTAATTCCTGGTTCATATATTATAGATAAAACCATTTTATATGCTATCAGCAGAACAAATTCAAGCTAATTTAGGGCAATTTTACTCTAATATTGAGACTTATATTTCAGAACCTAGAACTACTAAGTTACTAGCTTTATATCAATCTCAAGAAGATAATCTAGCATTCGCACCCGCTTCTTCTAGATCTTCTTACCATAATGCATTCCCAGGCGGATATGTAGATCACGTAAATAGAGTAGTAGAAGCTGCTTTAAAGGTGACTAAGTTATGGGATAATATGGGTGCTACTATTAACTTCACTACAGAAGAGTTAGTATTCTCAGCAATCAATCATGATTTAGGTAAATTAGGTAGAGATGGTCAACCAGCTTATCTTCCTAATGATTCAGAATGGCACGTAAAGAACCAAGGTGCTATCTATAAACCTAATACAGAATTACCCTTCATACCTATTCAAGATAGCTCACTATTTATATTGCAGCAAGCAGGAATAGAACTTACATTTAACGAATGGGTTGCAGTTAAGACTCACGATGGTTTATATGATGATGGAAATAAAGCTTATTTACTTTCTAGTCAAAACGAATCTAAGATGAGATGTTCATTACCTCTTATCTTACATCAAGCAGATATTTTAGCTGCTAGAGTAGAGTGGGAGAAAGAATGGATTGATAAAGTAGGATTACCTACTAAGAAAGAAGTTAAAGCCTCTACACCAACACAGTTTAAACAGAAAGCCGAGTCTGCTAAATTAGCGAATGTAGCTAAGGGAAATCCAGGATTACTAAACGCATTAAAAGGATTATAATATGATATTAGGATTAATTATGCTATTCATTTGGATAGCGACTGTTGTAGGTTGGGTTATTTACAACCTCTTTAATAAGAATAGAAAATTAGAAGTCACTGTTCTTGCTCAAGCTAATTTTATAGCAGGTTTACAGCAATTGATTGGTGAATCAGATAAAGCACTTAAGAATCTTGATGATAAGATTTGGATGGATAGTGATAAAGAATTACAGACGGTATTTCAAAATCTAAAAGCAGTCCAAGAGGGCTTAAATCAATTTAATAAGCGATAATGGTTGAAGATATTTTCAAAGTCGAAGAAGCGGAAGTTACACTTACAAAGGATGGAAAAGTTAGAAAGAGAAGGCCAAAGAAGTCGATAGACTATTTTACCCTAGATACTCAACAAGCTATTCTTGATTATAGATTAGAAACCTCTACTGCAATTAGAAATAAAATATTTAATGAAAAGATTTACTACGCGTTTTATAAGTTGGCTGAAAATATCATTCATACTTTTAAATTCTACTACACAGAAGTAGATAATATTAACGAATTGAAGCATGAGGTAATTGCTTTTTTATTAGAAAAACTACATTTATATAATCAAGATAAAGGTAAAGCTTATTCTTATTTTGGTACTATCGCAAAACGTTATTTAATTGTTTATAATAATAATAACTACAAACGATTAAAAGGTAAAGCTACTGTTGAAGAAGTAGATACAGATAAGACGATTACAAATGAGTTACTATTAACTCAACCAGATCATTTTGAAGAAGTTAATTTTATTGACCTATACATTAAAGAGGTTGATAATAACCTTTTAGATCTTTTTCCAAAACCACAAGAAGCTAGAGTTGGAGATGCTATTTTAGAACTATTTAAGAGGAGAGAAAATATAGACATCTTTAATAAGAAAGCTCTCTTCATATACATAAAGGAGATTACTGACGCTCCTACTCCCGTGATTACTAAGGTAATAAAAGTTCTAAAAGAGATTTACAGAGAAATGCATAATCAATATCTTGAAGAAGGTACTGAAATTGACATTTATTCAAGCTAGCTATTTATTTAAAATAGTACTATGAATCTCGATTTTGAATTATACGACGGAAAAAAGTATTCTGATCTAATACAAGATGTAATTAAGAACCATAAAAATAAGCAATCCCAGATTAAAACATTAATCGGGAACCTTACTGAAATGGTAGATGATGCAGGAACCGCTGTAATTATGGTTCCGTTAATTAAAGAGTATTTAGAGATAGATGTTAAGAATGATGACGCTCTTGTAAAGCTTGCTTCAATATTACAGAAAGGCGGACAAGCAGGAGCTGATGCTAGCCAAGGAGGTTTAAGTGATAAGGATCTCGAATTACTGTTTAGTGATATTCAAAAAACTACAGTAGAAGAATTACAGATAAAGGAATTACCTTCAAGTAAGTAGTATGGCAGATAATCAATCTTTTTCGCAGTTTATGAATTCTCTATCTCCGTTTGGAGGTGGAGGAGTTGGAAATGCACCTATACTAGCACGTGTTGCACACGTAGTTCAAGGGCCTTATTTTGTAGGAACCAGTATACCAGATCCCTACTACGATAATCCTACAGATATAAGCACTATAACCTTTCAGGTAATTAACTCAAATCAAAGCTCTACCCTAACAAGCACTGGTAACGTTACTGCAAAACCTATAAACTCAGCATTTAAACAAGTACCTATTGAAGGAGAGATAGTATATGTAGTACCTGGTCCTAGTGTAGATATGAATGAAAATGCGCAGCGCCAAGACTTTTATTATTTTCAACCTTATAATATATGGAATGCTGCTAATAATAACGCCTTTCCTAATATGCAAGACTACGGTGCTTACATAAACAGGATTCTACGTACCTACCAAGATAGTATGGGTACAAAGCAAGCTACAAATACTTCTGTAACTAGTTCCCTAACTTTTCCTCTAGGTCCAAATTTTCCTGAAAAAGCAGATGTTAAGACTTTAAGACAATTTACAGGTGATGTAACTTTAGAAGGAAGATGGGGCAATTCAATTAGATTCGGATCTACTACAGCATTAAACGGATATGAAAATAACTGGTCAGCTACTGGATCTGCTGGAGAGCCTATTACTATTATAAGAAATGGACAAGGTAAGCAAGCTAGTACTAAAGCATGGTTTCCTACTGTAGAAGATATTAATAGAGATCCTTCTTCTATATACTTAACTGCAGGACAGAAAATACAAATTGATGATTTATCGAATTTTAGTTTAGCAAGTTTAAGTGTGCAAGTAGAGGTTATTAAAACAAACGCTATTCCAATTCAACAACAATTAACAAGCACTAATACTCTTTCTCTTCGACAACAAGATGAACGTATTAGTGAATTTAATAAATAAAATGTATACACCTCAATTTCCATATTTAAGCAATCAAGCTATTATAACATCAGGAAGAGTAACTATACACTCTTACGATGATTTTATCTTCTTGTTTGGTAAAAAAGGAGTAGCTATTTCCTCTCCTAGTACATTTACTGTAGACGCTAACGAAAGAACTATTATAGCTTCTCGTCATATAGAATTGGGTTATCACGCAGAGACAATAGGAGAGCCTATAATGCTCGGTAAAACTACAGCGCAACAATTAGGACGTTTATTAGATGCTATTGATAATTTAAGTAAAGCTTTAAATACATTACAGATAGGAGAGATGGATACTGCTGTTCCTTTAATTAAACAAGCTTCTATTGTTTTAAGTAGTACAGCTAAGAATGTAAAAGCACAGCTAAGTACTAGCTGCTTATCTAAAACTACATACACTAGGTAATGAGTAATAGTAAAATTTTACCCCCACTAGGAAAAGCGGTTGCAACTTCTGCAAACGCCCTCGGAACACTTCAAGTAGGTATAGATAAAGTATTATGGGGAAGTGATACTCCAACAACAAAAGCAACCGCTAAATACGATCCAGTATCTGGATCTTTAAAATATACTTCTGTACCAAGAACACCACCTACTCCTCCAAAAAATGCTATAGAATCCTTTGCACAGTCTGGTCTATTCAATGCACTCGATCTTTTAAATTCAGTAGACTTATGTAATATACTAACATATCTTACCGATATGACCTCTTCTAGCAAAAAAGCCCGTAAGCCAAAAACTGAATGGACTGCTGCTGAAACCGCCCTATACGCTCTTCAAGATGCTGCTGCACAAGTACAAACACAAATAGATAAGTATACAGCCTTTCCTAATGTTTTTATCGGATCATATGTAGGAACAGGACCAAACGCTGTGCCAATTGATCAAGCCGTATCTCAATCAGGAGCACCAAAAGACGGAGGCTCTCAAGTTACTGCCTACAATACATACTTTTTGATGCAAGCGATTAAAGATTCTTTTGATCTTTCTGGACAAAGCACTGGTTCTATATTTAATGCACAAGATGCAACCTTATTATCTACAGTACCCGGACTTGGCGGTAATTTAAATTTTATAGATGATTTTATAGGAACGGTTAATAAGTATAGTGATTATAGAAATATTCCTAATACTGAATTACAAAAAATAGTAAATCAAATAAATCAAATCAGATCTGTATGCGTTACTATTCAGAACTTAGATTTTAAAAACGCAGCAGCTTTAGTAGGTAATTTTTTAGGAACCGATATTAGAGCTCAAATACAGAGATTAGGAGAGTTTATAAATCCTACTGGTATTATAAAAGAATTAAAAGGCATTAATAATTCACTTCAAGCTTTTATTAGAATTGCACGACAAGTACAAGGTGTTTTGAGCTTAGGTCAATTTTTAATTAAACTAGCCTTAGTGTTTAATAAAATATTCGAATTTGTTCAGCAGTTTATTTTAAACTCCCCTCTTCCTGCAGCATTAGCTCCAGTAGGTGCTATTAGTAGACTTGAAGCAGCTAGAATAAGAGCTAAAGACGAAACCGACGGAGTTAGCGTTCTTTTAAAGACTATTAATTCTCTCCTTGAAGTAGCTGTAAATTTTATAAGGTATATTCTTGCAAATACTAATGAATTAATTGGAAGATTGAGTATAATACTTGCTAATCTTGAAGCATGTGAAGCAGTTAAAAACTCAGACGTAATATCTCAACTTCAAGAAACTAGGAATAATTTAATAGCTTTACAAGATCAATTTAAAACTTATATAACGCAATATGACTCTAAAACAGATATAAGAAGTAAAATGTTTGGAGTATATGATATTAGAGTAGTAGATGAGGAATTAACTGATAGAGCGGTAACAAATAAAAGAAGAAGGGGAATAGCACTAGATATAAGCGGTCAAATAGTAGCTCAGTCAGATCTAACTTTCGCAACAAATACATCAGTAATTATAGCAGAAGTACAGCATAAGCTAATGGCTCTTGGATTAGTTAAATCTGGAGTAGGCTTAATTGATGCAGCAACGTTAGGAACTATTGCAACTTCTATTAACTACTTAGATAGCAATGATGTAGCAGAAAATGATTTGAATATAGGTAAATCTGCAAAAGATAGCGCAGCTACAGCACAAGCTTTAAATATATCCACCTTTATAGATAAAACACCTGGAGGACAGGCATTTAGACAAAAATCAAATGAAATAATGGATGTTTATACCGCTAATGCAAAACAGCAAGCTAGCGGACAGAAAACGAGCACAAGTAATGGAGCTGGATCTAGTGCAGGAAATACGCAGAATATAAACAAAGTAGGGTATAATAATATAGGGCTAAATAACAAAGACACTAAGACACTAAGATAATAAAAACATAGCAACCAAATATTTATAACATATGGCAAATTCAGACGCACTTAGAAAATTAATCCGCGAAGAGGTTAGAGCTGTATTCCAACAAGAATTAGCTGGAATCCTAAAAGAAGCTATTATAGCTAATAAAGGTCAGCAAACTATCGTAGAATCGACGAGACCTATAGCAAAACCAGCTACTCCTGCTACTATGAACAGATCTGTACCTAGACCTATCGCCCCTGTATTATCCCCAGGCAATCCATTGAATAGCCTACTTGCCGAGACAGCTCAATCTATGACTATGGATGAATTCGGTGATTTAAATGGTGAGGGAGTAGAAAAAGACGTTCCTATTGTAGAATCAGTAGGAGAAATGTTTGCATCTGCAAAAGGAAGATCTAATCTAGAAGCAATTCAAATTAATGCAGTTCCTGATTTTACTCACATGATGGCGAAAATGGGCATAAACGAATAGTATAAATGGCATACGGTTTAAAGCAAATAAATGTACTTGACTTAAGATCCTCTACAGGAGTTGGGGTTGCTTTGCCATTTAATACACCTGCTGTTTTTCAGACAGTATATACCACACAAGAGCAGCTAAAGTATAATATGATTAATTTCCTATTAACTAATAAGCGCGAAAGGATTTTTAATCCAAATTTTGGAGCAGGAATAAGGGATAAGGTTTTCGATCAAATTAGTCAAGATACTATAGATAGCTTAGATGTACAAATAAGAGCAGGAATAGAGGCTTACTTTCCAAATGTAACAATTACACAGTTAACTTTTAAAGGAAGTCCAAATGAGAATTTACTTTCAATTCAGTTTTCGTATAGTATAAAAAACACAGGCGTAACCGATAATATAATACTAGATTTAAATGGCCAATAAGAATATAACATACCTAAATAAAGACTTTTCTACTTTTAGAGCAGCGCTAATTGAGTACGCTAAAGCTTATTATCCTCAATCCTATAACGACTTTTCTACATCATCTCCTGGTACTATGTTTATTGAGATGGCTTCTTATGTCGGGGATGTATTATCTTTTTATCTAGACAATCAAGTTCAAGAAAACTTTTTAGAATACGCTAAGCAAACTAATAATTTATACACTTTAGCTTACATGATGGGTTATAGACCTAAAGTAACTTCTGCAGCAATGGTTACCCTAGATGTCTATCAACAAATACCCGCCTCCGGTTCAAATTACGATCCCGATTTTAGTTACGCAATGATTATTGAAGAGGGAATGCAAATTAGATCTAATATTAATAGCGCAAATTATTTCTACTGTCCTAATAGAGTAAATTTTAATTTATCTTCTTCTATTGATCCGACTGAAATCTCAGTATATACAACATCTGGAGGAAATCCAGATACCTATTTACTTAAAAAATCTACAATTGCAATGTCTGGTCAAGCAAAGAGTACTAGCATTTCTTTTGGAGCTGCTGAGAGATTTCCAATAAGAACATTACAAGATAGTAATATTATAGAAATACTTAGCATATATGATCAAACAACAGGATTTAGGTGGTATGAAGTCCCTTATTTAGCTCAAGAATTTATTTTAAATCCTGTAACAAATACAGCTTTACTATATCCACAGCTATATCAAGAAGCAAATCAAGTTCCTTATATACTAGAAAAACTTCCAGTACCTAGAAGATTTGTATCTAGATTTACTGCTAATAATATACTAGAATTAGAATTTGGTGCAGGTATTCAATCTGCCTCTGGTTCAATTCCAAATCCATTTAACGTAGGTATCGGAACAGTTAACGGTATCGATTTATTAAATACAGCATTTGATCCTACAAACTTTGTAGTAAATCAATCTTATGGTCTAGCTCCTGTAAATACAAACTTAACGGTAAGTTATTTAGTAGGCGGAGGTGCTGGAGCAAATGTAAATACAAACGAGTTAACTAATATTATTGTTGCAAATACTAGCTTTCCTAATACAGGAGTTCCTTCTATACAAGCTTTAACACAAACTACCTTAGCAACTAATAATAACACTCAAGCAGTTGGGGGAGGAGATGGAGATACTCCAGACAGTATTAGATTAAATACGCTTGCTAAGTTCCCATCTCAGATGAGAGCTGTAACACAGCAGGATTATTTAGGAACTGTATTAGGTATGCCGCCAAAGTTTGGACAAGTAGCAAAAGCTTATGTAACAAAAGATGCTGCTTTATTCTCTCAGTACTTAAGAAATGAACCAGGCGAAAGAGATCCTCTTGCAACTTCTATTTACTTACTAAGCTACGATACAGACGGAACTTTTATAGACCCAGGACCAGCTTTATATCAAAATATACAGACTTATTTATCTGATTATAGAATGTTAACAGATACTATTTTATTAAAACCAGCTTATATTATTAACATACAAGTAGGCTTTGATATTATTATAAGACCAAACTATACTTCAAGAGAGGTAATCGCAGCTTGTTTAGTTGCATTAAAAGCATATTTTGCAAGAGAAAATTGGCAAATAAATCAACCGATTATAATGTCTGAAATTTACACTTTACTCGATCAAATAGCGGGTGTACAGACAGTTCAAAAAGTAAATATTAGAAACATAGCAGGAACAACATCAGGTTATTCTCAATATAGTTATGACATATCAGGCGCAAGCTTGAACGGAGTTATTTATCCTTCACTAGATCCAAGTATCTTTGAAGTTAAATACCCGGACACAGATATTCAAGGACGCATAGTAACAATGTAATAAAATGGCAGTATATAACATATTCGCATCAGCAGATGCAACACTTTATTCTCTATACCCTGTAAAAAATACCGGTAGAGACCCTATACTTGAAGTATCTGTTAAAAACTCTCAAGATGGAACAAGATTTTTGTATAGAAATCCTATCACAGAGAATCCGTATTACACTTACGATTTAGCCGAAGCAGGAAACTATTCAACCTCAGACGCTTTTTTTCCTGGACATGATGTTAGAAGATCTGTATTACAGTTTTCTGATAAAGATATCAACCTATTACAAACTTTTGCAAGTCAGTCTATAAGCGGTGCATATCAAGCAAATTTACAATTATATTTAGCGACTGCACAAAATTTAAGTACAACTTATTCTCTTGATGTATTTCCTATCTCACAGTCTTGGTGTATGGGTACAGGGCAATATGCTCAAGTACCTCAATCTGTAAACGGAGTATCATGGACGTATACTTGTACGTCTGCTAGCTCTCCTGCATGGGTTACAGGCGGAGGTACATGGAATAATATACCAGCATCTCAGAGCTTTGATTATATGTCAAATAAAGATATTAATATCGATATAACTGATATTATGACTGGATGGTTTTCTGGTTCAATCCCTAATAACGGACTAATCGTTAAACATCCTCAAGAAGTAGAAGATAATCCAAATTCGTACATAGACTTAAAATATTTTTCTGTAGATACGCATACTATTTATCCTCCTACCATACAATTTAAATGGGATGATTCTTATTTCTATCCTCAAAATTATAATTATGTTTTATCGGATCAAATAACAATTACCCTTGCTAATAATCCTGGACAGTTTTTGCAGGGAGATAATTATAAAATGAGATTATCTACAAGACTAACTTATCCTCCTAGAAAATTTACAACATCTTCTGTTTATTTAACCGATATGATTTTATCTAAAAATACTCTTTGGGGGTTACAGGATGTAAAGACCGGCGAAATGATAGTTGATTTTGAAGATCCATATACAAGAGTAAGTTGTGATAGCGTAGGTAACTATTTTAATTTAAATACTAGCGGATTAGAGATTAATAGATTTTACCGCGTTTTAGTTAGAACTAAAATATACTCTACAAAGTACGGTCCATTATCTGTCTATAATAGCTTTCAATCAATATATGATAGTCTAGCTAGGTATAGCCCGGACGAGTTAGAGTTGTTGCCAGCAGAAGTAGTCACATACAGCGGGCAGAATTTAGTATTTAAAATTGTAGCATAATGTCAGAAGAAGTTAAATTAATAAAAGAAGTTTACGGACGTAATACTTACGTAACGGTAATAGATACATCTTTTAGTGAATTATATAGTCCTGTTACTGCTTCTGTACAGCCAGGCATAAATACTTCGGTTGAATTATTCTTCGATGCATATAACGCACTCTTTTTTCAAATACCAGCTACTGGAGAATTAAACTCTCACGAGTACTTAGTAAGAAGAAGTACAGAATATTTAGGCGGAGGAGTAATGACCGATACAGAAAAAGCTTATATTGAAGAGATAAACTCTTTAAGGCAGCAATTGCTAGAAGCAAGTACGGATTATTTAAATGTAAATAACATAGTTTAATGGAAATAGTAAATGTATCCTATATTGGATCTAAAGATCAGTATCAAAGCTATGCACCACAAGATGTAGCTCTGATTAATACTAATTCTATTACCGGAAATTACGGTAGCTTTGGTGACTATATAGAGTATTTTATAAAAGATTTAAACGGTAGAGTTTTAAATGCCGAATATTATGCAACACAATATCAGCTAAATGATAGCGTTGTTGATCCTATAACGCGTACAACGACTCAACTCTACCTAGATCCAGAAAGAGATGCTAGAGCTTTAGGTTATGATAGAGGAATAGTTAATGTTAAGTATAATTTCTTTAACGCAAAACTACTCTCTCTACCAGATCCATCAGCGCATTTTTGGATTAAAGAAATTTCTACTTCTGGACTTGAAATTAAAGCTGCCAGACAAGGAGTAAGTAATAGTGAGCTTCAAAGAGCATTTACACAGTTTAATAATGAATTATCAGCCGATCCATATTACCCTACTTTCTATTTAAATTTCGGTGCAGATATACAAGTAATAGGTGTAAATGCAGTATACGTAGAGGAAGATGGAATTGGGTATATTATTTTTAAGCTATACGAACCCTTACCTGTTGAATTTAATGTTAAGTCTACCTTCTGGGTAGTAACTACAGTTGCAGATTCTGCAGAATTTAATGTATCTATTAATGTTATAGCAGAAAAAGCTGTAGATAGTAAAGCTATTAAGGGACCCAACTATAAGGTCTCAGTAAATAATAAAGTGGGTCAAACCACACCATACTACTCTTACGAGTCTCTACTATTAACTTCCGTAACTTCATCTTATCAACAGTTACAATCTTTAATGCAAGAGAAAGGTATTGAGATTAACGTTGACTATAGCGAGTTTGCAAACTTTATACACTTTTCTTCTGCTACAGAAAGATTATATAATTTCGTTTATAAGGTACAATTAATTGAATCTGCTTCTGCAGGCTTAAACGAACCTAATACCAGCACTGCAAAAGTACTTTTACAAAATCAAATAGATACTACTATTACCAATTTTGATGGATACGAGTATTACCTATATTTTGATTCCGCTTCAACATCATACCCGAAACAAACCTCTACACAACCTTACCCGCTTTACTCTTTAACTTCTTCACAAGCCGTAAACTGGCTAGGAAGTCTTGATATCGCACCTAATGGCCCGGCTACAATGAGTATGTACTGGTCATCTTCGTACTATGACGATCAAAATAAAGACTTGTTACTGTATGCAACTCCTGCCTATATAACAGAAGATCCCGCAAATGCCCCTTACCTTGTTTTCTTAAACATGATAGGTCAACATTTTGATAATATTTGGATTTATATAAAAGATATAACCAATCACTACTCTGCAGAAAATAATCCATTTATAGGTATTTCGATGGAGCAGGTAGCAGATGCATTAAGAAGTTTTGGTGTACAATTATACACTAATACAAGTATTACAGATAATATCTACTATTCTCTACTCGGATTAAATCAAACAGGATCTTCACTACCAGTTACTTCAAGCGCCTATTCTATAAGCAATGTAGCAAGTAGTAGTATCTATCCTTTATCTGGAAGCGCTTATTTAAGCTCTTCTCTATCCTTGCCTCCTTTTGGTGAAGAAAAAATTAATAGGTATGTAATATCATTCGTTACAGGATCTAATCCTTCATCTAGTTTTGCTACCCTTCCTGCATCTCAACTTCAAGGAGAGACTTATAAACGTCTCTACCATAACCTCGCTTATTTACTTAAGACTAGAGGTACAGAAAGAGGCGTAAGAGCTCTAATTACTACGTTTGGTATTCCTGGCGATATTTTAGATCCGCATGAATACGGAGGTTATAATATCTACCAAGTACCAGGTATTCAGGAAATAAGCAATACAAAAATTATTACCGGAAGCGTTTTAAACATTTCTAGCAGTCTTTTATCTCCGTATACTACAATTCAATATTACCAAAACAATCAAGATAAGACTTCTAATACTGTAGAGGTTGGCTTTTCACCAGCAGACTCTATTAACGCAAGCATTACATCTTCAGGACTTGTTACTTCTTCTACACAACCCGGGTATTTTAATATTATGCAGCTTATTGGTGCACCTAATTTACAGTACTCCAGTTCATATATCCCTCTTGTTAACTTAGCAAATACTTATTTTAGTGCTGAATATACAAGTAAGTATAATGTTTGGGATTTTATTAGAGTTATAAAATACTATAACAACTCAGTATTTAAAATGCTAAGAGACTGGATGCCTGCTAGAGCTTCTGCTACAACAGGTATTGCTATTCAATCTCACATGCTTGAGAGAAACAAATACCCAAGACATGAACCTACTTATACAATACTTTCTGGATCTGCTCAAATTAGAATGGTTACTATTTCCGGATCTGACGGAGGCGCAGTTCAAAACGATACCTACTATGTAGAAGCAATACCAGTACAGTATCAATCAAACTCGGTATATTTAGGAAATGCTTCTGGAACTATCTACATGAGCTCCTCTAATAATATTCAAAAATACACAGGGGAATTTAGCGGTAGTACTATAGCTGCAGATTATACTTACTTCACTCAAGAAGAGGTTTCTTCCTATATCTACCCTTGGACATCATCAGTTGCTACCTCTACTGCAGGAGGCAATATAATGTTCTTAACATATTCGTTAAGTCCGACGTTAAATAATATTACAGGCAGTGTTATATCTCAAAGATTCTTAGAGTTAGACTATAACAGCAGTCAAGTTACTCCAGTAAACTTTGGATTAGTTACACAATCTCTATCACAAAGTCTTGTAATTGGTAACATATCTCAAAGTATGCAACCTTATTCTCAGTATGCACAGCTACAAGACTACAATTATTACCTGCCTTCAACAGTAAGTATTCGTTATAGCGGTTCTTATTTGAGAGGTACGGGTTATAATACATGGAGTGTTGGGGATATTTCATACGGTACTGATCCTGTAATTAATTATTACAGTAGTAGATTAGGACTGTTTACACAAATTCAATCTAGTTCGTTTATACCTGGAGTTGTTAATGCAAGCTTAGGATATCTAGCAGATGTTTCAGGCGGTCTATTTGAATTAAACCAAAATAATAGAAACTGGGTTGATCTTCAAAACATATTTGTAGCAGGAACTAACTTAACTATTAAGCAATTTGATAATAAAAAGTATAGTAATCAAGTAGCTACAGACGGTATAAAAACTATTTACAATAGCGGATATAATTACACTCCTCAACTCTATTTTCAATCTCAATCAGATAATGTTCTCTACTTCCAATATACCGGAGATTCAAGTATAACTAGCTTTATAGCTTCTTTAACCGGAACACCAAACTATAATATTAGCGGAGCTGCTAGTCCAGTCTATCCAGTAACAGCTTTAACAAATACAGCAACTAGAGCAGGAAGTGTGTATAAGATCTTCGATATAGCGAGTCCATCAACATATTTTTCACCCGGTAATGCAACTAATTTCCCGTCCTATTCTGCACCGCAAGCAGGACAGAGAGAGTTTACCGTGAATTTAGGAGTAAATTTTGAATTTACAGATCCTTCTGTAAGTCCAACTAGCGGATCTTACGATTTTGGAGCTTACTTAAATGGGAGTCAATTAATAGGAAATGTACAATCTATTAATTTTACTTCTAGTTATACACCAGCTACAACAGGCACCGGCTCAATTAACAGCCCCGGTACAGCGAATGTAGATTCCGGCTTTAACTATAATTACCAGACTAATTACGGTACATTTACGGGACCATTTCTTTTAAATGGAAATCCTACCGTATTAGGAGATTCTGGTTCAGTCTTAGTAGTAGACATTTATACATGGAGACAAGGAGGAGTTAATATCACTGCACCACTAGTAACTTCTAATACCGGAGCTACAGTTACCGGTGTATATCCTGAAGATACAAGTGCAACGCCGACTCGAATTCAACAAATTAGTAGTGCAACAACAATACCAGCTAGTAGCATAAGTACAGCAACTAAAACTATAAGCTACACAACATCTCCAGTAACTGTTGGTGTAAATGAGCCGGTAGTATTTAAATTTACACAAGGAGGAATGTCTAGCGCAAATTACACAGCCTCCCTTACTAGTAACAGTAGCTTGACTGTAGGAACTATTGCAATAGGTGCAGGCGGATATCCATATGCAACAACACAGTCTGGTTACTTTATAAGCAGCTTTGCAAATCTCGACGGGAATTACTCTAGTATAACGCTTAGTTCAAACCTAGCTCAGTACGGAGGATACCAATTTGTACCATATTTCATATCAGCTTCCGTTACCTATAGTAGCAGCCTCTATACAAGATATGGAGATGTTAATACAAATTTCTTACCTCAAAATGGGGATAAGGTAATTCTAATTGATAATTCAGGTATTTCGCAAGATCTAGACGTTTATAGCTTTTCAGGCGATACTATTATTGTAGCAGGAGATATACTTTCTAACTGGGTAATTAATCCATCTTTAGTTAAAACTTTTTTACTATTAAAGAAGTATAATGACGAACAAAACGTTATATTAACGTTTAATAAGCCGCCAGGTGCAACATCTTACGGATTTATTATTCCGGAGACTATAAGTCCTACAGTAGTAAATAACATTAACACATTACAGGCTAATGTACAGGCTCAATTATTATCAACTCAGGCTTCTGCCAATATCAGTACCCTGTAACACTGAAAACTTTTAATTTTTAAACTATTTATAATAGAAAAACAATAAAACATGGGATATTTAAATAACACATCGGTTGTTGTCGACGCCATTCTTACCGACAAAGGCAGACAGTTGTTAGCACAAAACGACGGATCTTTCCAAATTACACAGTTTTCACTGTCAGATGATGAAGTAGATTACACATTATACAACCCGAATCATCCTTCAGGCTCAGCATTTTATGGCGAAGCTATTGAAAATATGCCAATTATACAGGCTTTTCCGGAGGCTAATGAGATTATGAAGTATAAGTTGATTACTCTACCAAGAGGAACAGCTAAACTTCCAGTAGTAACCGTTGGATACAACACTATTGTATTGAAACAAGGTTCTTCTCTTTCTCTTACACCTCAAACATTGAATTATTTAGGTGCAACTTCTACTTTCGAACAGTCTGGATACGTTGCAACAATAGGAGACGTAAGAACAATGTCTGCATTTAACGGTGTAGGTATTACAACTCCTAATGCAACTGCATTAAACGCTACAGGAACCACTACAGTAGGTACAAATGTATCAAAAACTGTAATAGGTACTACAATCAACTTGACTGCTACGACCGTAAACACATTGTTCGGTACAAACACTACGTTATATACTACATTAACTGTTATAGGTCGTGATTCAGGTGCAAGAATATTAATCCCAGTTCAAATCCAACAAGTAACACAATCATAAGAATATGTCATTTACACAGTTAAATCCCTCAGATTTCGTAGTAAGTTCCGATGCTATTACAGCTCCAGCATGGAGCTCTAACGTACCAACTCTTACTAGCTTTTATACAGCTTCATCTACCGTAACCACTACAGTAAGTGCAGGTGCATATTACTTAAACGTATTACAACAACAATACGGAACTAACGGTGCAGCAGTTCAATTTGCAATTGCATACGGTAACATTAACGGCTCAGGATCTCAATGGTTAAACAGTCTTGTACCAGGAGTTTCTCCTTCTTTAACTACATACAACCAGTATCAAACTTTAGTTTACGGACCAGAAGTAACAGGCTCTCAAGGCTTCAACTTCGGTGGTGCTGCTTTAAGATCTCCAGATATTTGGGTTCTTAATATTGATAGAAATAGATACAAGCAAAGTTTAATGCCAGGTACTTTTACCTTACAATTAAAGAATGGTAACAACTGGATAAACATTTGCGACAATAGTAACGATTCTTCTGTTATAAATTATTTAGATTGCGGTAGAGTATTTAACTTAGTTTCTGGATCTTATGGTAGAGCAGCTAATGTAACTGTATCTGGATCTACATTAGGACCAGGCTATACAGCTTCCGGATCTTACGGATACTACTTACCAGATATCGGAACCATAATTTTAAATCCAGGTGCATTAGCATTAGCTCCAGTAAGCGGTGGTATCAGTATTTCAAGAGACCTTTCAAGTAATCCAAGCCTACCTTATAGTTCTTTAAATAATACTTACCTATATCAAGCAATTTCTGCAAGCGGAACTATTCCAACAACAGGAAGCTTACCAGGATTTCAATTAAATTCACAAGAAAATGTATCTTCTGATTACGTTTTTATAAGAATTGGTAACTCACAATATAATTACTCAACAAACCCAACGTTTACTTCTGGATCGAGCGGTGCTGTACTTTATCAAACAATGGTTTATAGTCCACAAACCTTCCCTACAACAGTCGGATTATATAATAATAACAGTGAACTTCTAGCAGTAGCTAAATTATCACAAGCCTTAGTTAAAGATTTTACAAAAGAAGCATTAATTAGAGTTAAGTTAGATTGGTAATAATAAAATAAAATGAGTAGAGCATCAAATAGTCTTTTAGTTTCTGATGTAACAGCTACTCCCATTAAACTTAAGTACTCTTCTTCTTATAGTAATACTACTATATGCGATTCAGGTATTTATGCACAAAGTGGGTTAAATGGCCCCGTTACAGTAACAGGCTCAGTGCCGCAAAGAACTTTGCGATATTGGTCTATTAGACATTTGTTCTATTCTAACTTCTTGACTGGTAGTTATTTGACTACAACCTCTAGCCTAGATAATTTCTTACAATCTACAGCAGCCTCTGGAACCTTCGAAGGAAATACTACTTTATCTGCTTCAACTGATTTACGTTATTTTCCTACAGAGTCTCTTTCCAAAGTCAAAATTATTAATATTCCAAAAAATACTTTTGGTGAAAAAGTTTCTAGAAAAAGCTTTTTTTTAACTGGAAGTGGCTATGCTATAGCAGATGATGGAAACGGGAACGTATATGATACCGCCACAAGAGCACACGTAGGTAACATTATTTATCCTCAGGGATTTGTAGTTATCACCAATCCAGACTACTATTGTGCAATGGATGGCGGCCCCTTTACATTCCCCAAGACTTACGTTTTTGATATATCCGATAATCCAAAGACTTTTAACCCTATTACGGATGCACAACCCGATTGTGCTCCTGTCGATACCTCTACCCTAACCTTAATAACTGCTTCTGGATGGTTATTTCCTAGTAGTAGTCAAGATAATTTAGGTAATGTTACACTTAGTTCAACCGATACGCTATCTACTAGAGTCGGTTATTATAGAGATTACTATACCGTTAAGTCTACTTACTGTGCTTCATCTGATAAGCAACCTATTAATCTTAAACTAATTGACTGTACGATAGTAGGACTAACAGCTTCCTTTATTTCTCCTACCCCAACTCCTACACTTACTATAACACCTACCCTAACACCTACCGATTCACCTACGCCAACACCTACCCTAACTGCTACATATACTCCTACACCAACAACAGGATCCCTAACTCCAACTCCAACGATTACTCCTACATTAACCACAACACCAACTTTAACAGTAACACCAACTCAAACTATAACCCCTACTCTAACCGTTACCCCGACTCCAAATACACCTGACCCAGACTTTACAACACTTTATGTAGCCTCTCTTAAAGCAAACGCTTGCGATGAGGTTAATTACCAGTATACTATTCCATCTCATACTTATACAGGCACTAATAACTTTTGTAATTGTACTTCTTTAAACGGTGCTAATGTAGTAGGTATACCAGCAGGAACCTATTGGCTACATGAACAAGGAAATACAGCAGGCGCAAGACAGTTTACTAGGGGAGTCGGTCCGGGAATAACATTAATGACAGCAGTAAACGGAGCAGATGGAGGATGTACAGTATGCTAATAAGTAAAAGTTAAAATATATAGCTATAATAAACATTAGAAACACGCTGTTAAAACTATTTATTAAATATATTATATAATACATGTCTCAACTTTACTATATACAGGCTCAAAGCGTTGGAACTTCATGCGATTTATTTACTGTAACTTATTCAGAAACAGGAAGTCCAACACAATATCCAGCTTTAAATTCTAGCAGCGGAAGCTTAAATCCTGTAGATAGAACCCAAATACTTAACGGTTTTAATGCATTAATAGGGGACGGAAGCGATTATATATACATTATTAATTACGGCGGAGATTGTGCTGGATATACTAATATCATTAATGTTTCAGGCGTAACTCCAACACCTACTCCAACAATTACTCAAACGATAACCCCAACCCTAACTAGAACACCAACACAAACCATAACACCAACCCTAACCGTAACTCCTACCTATACCCCTACCATTACTCCAACAATAACTCCAACAATTACTCCTACCTATACTATAACTCCAACAATAACTCAAACAATAACTCCAACAATTACTCCTACCTATACAATAACTCCAACAATAACTCAAACAATAACTCCTACAATTACTCCTACTTACACAGTTACTCCAACACCTACAGTTAATAATATTACCATGTACTCTGGTATTTCTGTAAATGCCGCTTGTACTAATACTACTTCATCGGTTTATTACTACCAAGGTAATTTCGCAGCAGGAGTAACACAATTATTTACCGACGTTAATTTAATAAATGTAGCTCCTGGTACTATAGCTTCTCCAAGATATTATTTATATAGTAGCGTAGTATACATGATTAACGATAGTGAAGGACATATTAGTGCAACAACCTATACTTGTCCAACCCCTACTCCAACAATTACTCCAACATCAACAATTACTCCTACCCTAACTGAAACTCCTACACTTACACCAACAATCACTCCTACATTAACCATAACACCAACACTTACACCAACAATAACTCCAACATTTACACCAACCTCTTTACCGCCAGTAGTCTTATCTTTATCAGGAAGCTGTGATAATATTGGAACTTATAAAGGAAAGGTAACAGCTACATTTAGTGGTGGAACTGGAGGTGGATATGAAATTCAAGCAGGTTATGCTGGAGTATACAGTACTTATACTGCTGCATCATCTCCGTTTACAATTACATATCAAGATGCACCTTATAATGCTTCTACAGGATTAAGAAATACAACAAGCGGATCAGATGTATTTACAGTGCAAGTTAAAGATTCAGCAGGATCAGTAGATAATGAGATTATTTCTATAGGCTGTGATTATCCTACACCAACACCAACAATTACAATTACACCAACGATAACTCCAACTTCAACAATTACACCTACAATTACTCCGACAGTTACACCAACTCCTCTAGCTTATGTAGTATTCCAAACTGACGCGACATCAGGTCCAAGTAACAACGGCAGGTATATAACAGCAGACGATGCTTGCCGATTAGGCACTGCTTTAACTGCTAAGTATACAACAGCACCAGCTACCGAACCTACAATAAACGCAATTTGGTATAACGATATTGCATTGACTTCTCCATATGATGGCGGAAGCAATTATCATTTAGTAGCCCTATCAGGTACTCAGTGGGCAGTTCAAATTGGAGCATTAGGCGTAGTTAGTGCAGTTGTATTATGTAGCAGTCTTACACCTACACCAACTCTAACTCAAACCATTACACCAACAATAACTCCTACATATACTCCAACTATAACACCAACCATTACACCAACAATAACTCCTACATATACTCAAACTGCTACTCCAACCCCTCTAGGATACACAACATTCCAAACTGACACGACATCAGGTCCAAGTTTAAATGGTAGATACATAGCAGCAGATGATGCTTGTCGATTAGGTACTGCATTAACAGCTAAGTATACAGCTCCTAATACTGTAGCACCTACAACAAGTTCAATCTGGTATAATGATACTGCATTAACTTCACCTTACGATGGTGGAAGTAATTACCATTTAGTAGCCTTATCAGGTACTCAATGGGCAGTTCAAATCGGTACACTTGGTACTGTTAGTTCAGTTGTATTATGTAGTAGTCTTACGCCTACACCAACTCTAACCCAGACAATTACTCCAACATTAACAATAACTCCAACTTATACACCAACAAGAACTCCAACATTAACAATAACACCAACAATTACTCCTACATATACTCAAACAATTACTCCAACATTAACAATAACTCCAACTTATACACCAACAATTACTCCAACATTAACAATAACTCCAACAATAACTCCTACATATACTCAAACTATTACTCCAACATTAACAATAACTCCAACACATACTCCAACGATTACCCCAACAATAACACCAACCTATACACCAACAATAACTCCAACCTTTACACCAACTCCTCTTCCGCCAGTAGCTTTATCTCTATCAGTAGGCTGTGATAACGTCGGAACTTATTTAGGAACTGTAACAGCTACATTTAGTGGAGGAACAGGAGGTGGATATGAAATTCAAGCAGGATACGGTTTACCATATAGCAGTTATACAGCAGCTACCTCTCCTTTTGTAATAACATATCAGACATCACCTTATAATGCTTCTACTGGTTTAAGAAATACTACAGGTGGATCGGATATCTTTACAGTAAGAGTAAAAGATTCAGCAGGATCAGTAGATAGCGAAGCAACCTATATTACATGCACTTATCCAACACCAACACCAACAATAACTCCAACAGTAACTCCAACACCTGCAGTAGCTTGTACAACCTGGACTGTAATTAATCTTAATGAATTTGGATTAGGAGATTATGTTAACTATATAGATTGCAGCGGTACTCCTCAATCTCAATATATAAGCGCAGGTGGCCAATTTGATATTTGCGTAATAAATACAGATACACCTACCATGACCGACGGAGTTGGATCAGTTAGTAGTACTGGAGTTCCTTGTACTTAGAAATAAAGCAATTAAGATTTAAAATAAATTTGAAATAATAAAATAAAAAAGTTATATTAAAGTTATGGCAAAGATTTTTGTTTCGATCGCATCATATAGAGATCCTGAGTTATTAACAACTATTAGGGATTTAATTGCAAATGCTAAGAACCCTGAAAATTTAGTATTTTCAATCGCATGGCAACATTCTCCTGATGATATTTGGGATACTTTAGATGAATTTAAAGATGATCCTAGATTTAAGATTATAGATATTCCCTATAATGAATCTAAGGGAGCATGCTGGGCAAGAAGTATATTACAAGAAAACTACGACGGAGAAGAGTATTATCTTCAATTAGATTCTCATCACAGATTTATAGAAAACTGGGATGTAGAGTGTATTAAAATGATTAAGCAGTTAAAAAAAGCAGGGCATAAAAAACCTCTTTTGACTGCTTATATACCCTCTTACAATCCCAATAACGATCCTCTAGAAAGAAATCAAGAACCTTGGTGGATGACTTTTGATAGATTTATTCCAGAGGGAGCTGTATTCTTTTTACCTGCAGCCATTCCAGGTTGGAAAGATATGACAGAACCTATTCCATCTAGATTTTTATCAGCACACTTTATTTTTACATTAGGTAAATGGTGTCAAGAAGTTCCTTATGATCCAGAATTATATTTTCATGGAGAAGAAATTTCACTAGCTGCAAGATCTTATACTTCAGGCTATGATTTATTTCACCCACATAAAATTATTGCCTGGCACGAATATACAAGAAAAGGCAGAACAAAGCAATGGGATGATGATAAGACTTGGGGTGAAAAAAATGAAAAAGCTCATAAAAGAAATAGGATTTTATTTGGAATGGAACCTGGTTGTACGCCTTGTCAAAGAAATAGTTTAGGTATTTATAATCTCGGTAAAGTTAGGTCTCTAGAAGAGTATGAAAAATTTAGTGGATTACGTTTCTCAGATAGAGGAGTACAGCAATATACTTTAGATAATAAATTTGCTCCTAATCCTATTATAGAAGATCCTATAGAATACGAAGCTTCATTAGCAAAAGTATTTAAGCATTGTATTGATATACAGTACTCTCAAGTGCCTGAAGAAGATTATGAATTTTGGTGTGTTGCATTTGAGAATGAAGCTGGAGAAACGATTTTTAGACAAGATTCAAACGCAGACGATATTAGAGCTATGAAGAATGATCCTGATAGTTATTGTAAAGTATGGAGAACATTTCAACACGCAGAAAAACCTGTTAAATGGATAGTATGGCCATACTCTATCTCAAAGGGATGGTGTGAAAGACTAACTGGAATAATTTAGATGTATGTTAAAGTATTGTTATTATCTTAATCTAGAAAAAAGAATAGATAGAAAAGAAAATATTGAAACAGAATTAAACAAAAGCCGGATATTAAAAAATATTTACGAAAGATTTCCTGCAGTTGACGGTTCGTATATACATCCTAAAAGTCTCCCTAAAGGACTTTTAACTCAAAATGCAATAGAAAATATTCTTTCTGATACAATAGCTGCCTGGGGACTTTCTTTAACTCAAGGAGGACTAGGCGTATTAATGTCTTACCTTAACTTATTTGAACACATTTCAAAACTAGATAGTCCAGTAATTACATTTGAAGACGACGTAGTCTTAAATGATGATTTTGATCAAGAGCTAGAACATATAATATCAGAACTGCCGAAAGATTTCGATATGTGTTATTTAGGATACAGTGATCTCCCGGTTAAACTTATAAATTATTCAGAACACTTATCAATACCAGAAGGTATGATAGTATGTTTACCTGCTTTATTAATTTCTCCTAAAGGAGCAAAAGCTCTTTTAGAAAGACTTAAAGACTTAGATAATCAAATTGATACAGCAATATACCAACGACATAAAGGATTAAAAGTTTATGTTTCAAATAAAAAGACCGTACAGATAAAGAATAAATTTAGAAGCGATATACAGGGTAATAATAACTGTATAAAGCATTATGAGAAACAAAATTACATAATTACAACCCTGGCATATGGGGATTTGGCTAATGAAAATGCTAGAAAATTAGCAAAAGATTTAAAGTTTTTTAATCAACAGCTACTAGTCGTTACTAATAAAAAAGATTTTTTTACAGAATTAGATAATGTTATTGAAATTCCTTACAGTGGCTCTCTATTTTCATATAATAAAAAAATTATTTGCTTTGAAGAGGGTTTTAAACTAAAAGACGCAGTAGTATATATAGATTCAGATAGTAGAATATTTTATAAAACTTTTAATAATACCAATACTAATTTCTTTCTTAATATTGAACCTGGATTTCACTCTTCGTGGAATTGGGGTAAAATTACTAGAGAAGATAATAGATTTTTTACCAGTAAGGATGTTAGAGATAGGCTACCAGGTTACGGAGAGTTAGCCCTAAAACTATGTGAAGAGATAGAAATTAACTACGAAGACTCTCACCACTATCAAGAAGGTATTATAGTAATTTCTAAACAATTTGGGAAAGAGCAGGTCTTTTTAAATGTA